CAGAAAAAGAAATGAATTAAATAACTAAAAAAATATTCATATAAATATGTAAATGGATATTTCTATGAATGAAATTGATAATATAACATTAGAATATTTTTTGAATAAATCACAATATCAAGGGCTAATCAAAAAACATGATATATTAAATGATAAAAATTTTATATCGGAAAAAAAATTTTATAAGAAAAGAATATTAGATCTAACAAAAAAATTATTTAGGAATGAAATAGAAGATTTACAGTTAAAGAATGTATTTAATGGGTATATAAAATCGTGCTGTAATTATTTAAAATTTCAAGATAAAAAAGATATAATTCAAGAAAATTATAGTGAAGAAGAAGAAATGGTAAATGAAGACATATTAGACCAGATAGAAGAAGTAGGTTATAATAATTGTGATTATTTAATACTAAAGGAGAAAGAAACTAAAAAAATCACAATGGATAATTTTATTATAAAGAATGAAAAAAAACCAAGTGTAATTTTACCAGAAAAAAAGAAATATAATTTAAAATCTAAGGATTTAAAAACAAAAGGTATAGAAAAAAAGAAAAATATCAATAATAAATATGAAGATATCCAGAAGACATAAAAGAACAAAGAAGAGACATAATAAATCTAATAAAAAGAAAGATAAATTAAATAAGGTTAATTGTAGTCCAAATCCTAATAAAAATGGATTTTCGTGTTATACTGATAATGCATTACATAAGATGCGAAAGTTATGGAATATTAGACATCCAAGAAATAAAATTAAATCGAATGATCCAAAGGAAATTTGGAATTCATTAAAAGCAAATTTAGCGAGTAGTTGTGATAAAGAATCTTGTTGGTTAAGAAGTAAATTTATGGAAGGGAATGTAGATTCAGAATTATTAAATTATACTTTTGCACCAAAAGCTCCAAGAGAATGGAAAAATAAGCCAGATGAATGGTTAAGCAGTGTAGATATTGAATCTGTAATGAAACAATATGAAAAGTTTTATAAATGTTTTGTCTTTTTAGGACCATCACCAATAGATTATGATAGACATAAATTATATGGAGAATGTGTTTGGGAAGAATTATGTAAATTTAATTTGAGTGAAGAAATAAAAAAAAATAAGAATAAAATAGGTGTAATTTTTAATACTCATCCTCATTATAAATCTGGTGAACATTGGATATCTATGTTTATTAATATAAAAAAAAAATATATCATCTATTTTGACAGTAATGGAAATGAACCTCCACCTGAAGTAAATAAGTTTGTAGATACAATAATATCACAAGGAAAACAATTAGGAATAGATTTTGAGTATTATAAAAATAGTATAGAACATCAAGAAACAGAATCAGAATGTGGAATGTATTGTTTATATTTTATAGTAGAAATGCTTAAGGATAGGTCACCAACTTATTTTTTAAAAAATAAAATAGATGATGAGGAAGTATTTAAATTAAGAAAAAAATATTTTAATATACATTAAAAAAGAATATTTAAAATAAAAACTCTATTTTAAATATATGAGTTTTTTAGCACAAGAAAATAAAGGATTAATATGGACTTTATTACAAGATAATAATACATTTGAAGGACTAACTAATGATAAATTTGCATTTGTTCAAAAAAAGTTTGAAGATATATTAAGTCATATAAATATTGAATATGGGAATAATGGATTATTAGAAAAAAATAAAATAGCAATCGAAATGAGTATTGATATGATAAATAAAGAAAAAAAGGGAATAGATAAAAAGATTCAAATGATTTATAAAGCACAAGATTTAGAAGATGAGAGAAAGTCAAAATTAAATGAAGAATATAATCAACAGAAGCAACAATTAGATACCATGATTAATCCTACCAAACCAAAAGAAATAAATTTTAATGATAATATAAAAGATGATGAAGATAGACCAATTGGAAATGATATGGACAGATTAATAGCGGAGAGAATGGCTTCAAGAGAAAGAGAATTAGAAATACCGCAAGTATCAGAAGAGGCAAAAAAATGGTTAAATAATGATAATAAAATTAATGATAATAAAATTAATGATAATAAAATTAATGATAATAAAATAAATAATAATATTGAAACAATAAAAGAAGAACAAAGAGAAGATAGAAAAGAACCAAAAAAAGTATCTTTTAATGATGATAATGTAAATAATATTTTTGATAAATTAAAAAAGAAAACAATCGAAAAAGAAGTAAGAGAAGAAATAGATTTTAAAAAAGAATATAATTTATTATTAAGTAAAAAAAATCAAATGCTCTTATTATTTAAAGAAATTGAAGTTAGTTTAAATAAACTAATTGAATATAAAGTATAAAGTATAAAGTATAAAGTAAAATATATAATATATAGTATAAATGCCAAGAAAGAATAGTAAAGAACGAGCTCTTAGTTTTGAAATTAAAGATAGAAGAAGCTATAGTATAGGTAGCAACGGAAGTATTGAGACTATAGATCTAGATGATGAAAGTTTTAATAAACCTATAAATGAAAATAAAAAGAGGAGAAAAAGAGAGATAAATATGGAAGATAATAAACGGCGCAATACACCTGATATAATAACAATAAAAAAATTAATAGAAAAATTTAGACAAGTATTTATAAATAAATAGTAAAAAATCATTATTTATTTATTTAAACTCTAACAAATTTAACTTTACCATCTGCTTTTTTAATTAAATTACCAATTTTTATAGGATCACCTCCAAATTCTTTTGCTTGTTGAACAGATTCAAAGTCAAATACTTCCATAGTAGATCTATTTAAGGCAAATGTTTTTTTCTGTCCATCTACAGGAATTTTAATTTCTTCTGCTACCCAAGTAATCTTTTCTTTATTTAAATCTCCAATTTTATCTGATTCTTCATTACTAATGGATGGTTTAAAAGAAAAGGTATTTGGATTGGTTTTACCAAATGTAAAACATTTGATAGCATCTTTAGTTCCAGGTTTGTTAAATAGAGCACAATCCATAGAGGATTCGGTTATAGCTTTTAATAATTCTTTGTTAATTTTTTCCTTTATACTTGATATTTCATAAAGAGCTTCATCACTAGTAATCGGTAATGATTTATCTAATTTACTAACATCTTGTATTTTTAATTGAACAGATGCTTCACTTTCCAATTGTTTTTCTGTAAATGTCATAAGATATAAAAAAACTTTTACTGTTCTTAATTCTTCTGGTAATGCTTGATGACTACATATTCGTCTAGCTCTACCGATGACTTGTTCGGTTCTTACCGGATGCCAATAAGGTTCTGTAATATGAACATACCTAGTATTTTTGAGAGAGATACCTTCTGCTCCAGAAGCAGTAATCATAAGAACTTTAATAATTTCACCATATAAATTATTAGTAGATATAGGTGTTAGTTCACTAACTAATGATGAAGGAACTTTATCCCAATCACTATTATAAATATTTCTAATTATTTCTTTTTCTTCGTCTTCTTCAGTGCCAGTATATAAAGCAAATGTAGGTTTACCTTTTTCAGGAATATTTAATTGCCAAATACCAGAGTCGTTTTTTTTAATTTTAAATTGAACAAAACCATTTGCCTCCAGTATAACTTTTAATATACCGACTCCTTCTAATGTTCTAAATTGAGTATAGATTAAATGTAAACCTCTAAACTCGGGATCTTGTATATTTTCAAGCATATTTAAAAATTTTGGACTATATGTTAATAATCCAGTTTTAGATAATATTTTAGATTTATTTTGCTCTAAAAAATCTAATGCTTTGCGTATTCTATTAGGATAAGATTCATCTTGTTGTTCTTCTTCAGCTTTTTCTAATAAATCTATATCATCTGCACCATATAATCCATCGGCATTTTGTATTTTTTCTCCAACAGGAATAGCATCTAATATATCTTCATCAATTTCTTCATCAAGGTTAGCTTTCATATTTTTATCGTCTTGAGGCATAGGTCTAGGATTTTCAGGAGGAAAAACAAAATTACAAAATGCTCTTGAAAATATTCTATAGGTAGAAACCGAATCATTAAATACATCTCCTTTTCTTGCTTTTCTTTTATTTGCTGTTTCTAATTTTCTCTCTTCAATTCTAGCTTGTTCATAAATACCAAATTGGTAATCACTCATAGGAATTTTTAAAACTCGTAAGTCAACATCTTTATTAAATTCAGGCATTAATTTTTCTGTGGCACTTCTAAAATGAGAAGTTAAACCTAATATTCTTCTTTTAAATAAATTTTCATTTGTCAAATCATTATTAGTAGGGTTAATAAAATAATTTTTAAATGAATCTAAAGTATCAGGTAAAGCTTTAAAATTTTCAACCTTGATATTAGAAGTTACAACATCAATCTCATTTTTATTTAAAATAGATGTAACAAGTTTAATAAAATCAGCATCACTGATTTCTCCTCTTTTTCCAACTTTAAAATTAGAAACTCCTTTATAAACACCATCTTTATTAACATTTATAAATCCAAAAGGGTTTTTGGTAATAGTTAACATTTTAGAAGCAGGTTTATAATCTAGATAATCTAAAATTTGTAAATCTTTAAATATATTTATCATTTCATCTTTGTTTATTTTTCTTGATGTGCGAATATTTAATGGTATATTCCATGTCTTTATGAATCCTCTTAATATATTAAATAAAATTCCTACTTCATTAGGATAATTAATAATAGGAGTTCCTGAGAGAAAAACAATTCTACAATTTTCAGCTGCTAATAAATAATCATATAAATGCATTGATAATGAATCTGGATTTGTTAATTTGTTTACAATTCTACTAACAAAGTTATGCGCTTCATCAATAATAATAACTTTATTATCAAAAGGATTAATATTACCATTTTGAGTTAAATCTCTCAAATGACTTTTTCTTAAACCATTATAATTAATAAATCTATATCTATGTGTAATCATTTCATTAATTTGTAAATCTAAACTTTTCTTTTGGGGAGCTGTTAACTGAGTAAAATTAGATTTTTTTTTAATATTAACTAACCATGCGCCTCCATGTTTTTTAATGTAATCTTGTGATAAATTTAAAACATTTGACAAAGTATCTATCAATGATTTATTTGAGTCTTTTGTTATAGGAACAAATTCCCAATATTGATTTACTTTATATAATAAATCTCCACATGATTTTAGTTCTTGTAAATAATTCATTCTTAATGAAGCAGGAGTCATAACAATAATTTGTTTGTCTGTTTTTAGGCCTTCCGCAATAGCAATTGAACTACAAGTTTTACCACTACCTAAACCATGATATAAAAGTAAACCTCTGTAAGGGGAATGAATATTTAAATAATCTCTAACAACTTTTTGATGTGTTAATAATGTAAATTGGGCATCTTGAGGTCTGTCACATGATAAACTTTCGGATGCTATTTGAAACTCTTCTTTAAAAGGTTTATACAATGCATTAATAAAATTAATAAATGATTCTCTATTATTCATATAATATGCATTAGCTCTTAAAAGTATTTTTTTTTCTTTTGGAGGAAGTCTATCAATAATTTTAGTATCACCTATTAATTGTTGTAAATCAATATCATCTGCCAAAATTAATGGTTCAGGTTTTTTTGTTTTGCGTATTTTAGTAACATCTTCTTTATCAGAAACTAATTTTAGTTTTTTGCTTATTTTTTTGGATTTTTTTGCAGGTGTAATCGGTTCAGGAGGAATAATTTCTGGAACTTTAGTGGAAACTGATACTTTAAGTTTTTTAATAAAATCATCACGATTAATAAGTTTATCTTTGGTCTTATCAATAATTTTAGTTTTTATTTCCACAGTTTCTTCTTTTTGTGGATCAACAATTTTAACTTGTATTTGTTCTATTTTTTTAGGAACTGGTTTTACTTTTAATTTCTCTAAAATACTAGAGGACATCTATATTAATTAAACACATAAAAAAAGAAATAATTACCCATTAATCAAACATTTTTAAAGTTTCTTCACAAGCCATTTGTTCAGCCTTTCTTTTAATTTTATGAATACCTTTTCCCAAATAAACAAATATTTTTTCGTCATTATCCATTATTTTTTGAATATTTTCAAATGAACCAATAGATTTAAAATTAATAGCATTTTTTTGGTCAACTTCATGAATTTTTTGTCCTAAACACAAATATACTCCCATTTCATATCCATTTTCATCATCGTGATTAATTTCTAAGTAATGAGGAGTATCTTTAAACTCCTTTTGAATTTTTACTTGTAATATATTTTTGTAATTATCATCATCTTGAATTAATTTCATCCAATCCACATGTTTTTCAAAAATACTTTCAACAAATATTTGTGCCATTTGAAAACCTGGACCCGTAACAAATGTGTTTTGAAACCATCCTTCTTCATCTTTTATTTCAATCTTATTAAAATCTAAAAACAAAGCCCCCAAAAAAGATTCAAATAAACATCCTAATTTTTTTAGATTTGTGCGTGTCTTTTTTTCTTCAGCATGTTTTGAAATAATATAGTATTTATGAAGTCCCATTTCTAAAGCTAATTTTCCAATGGATTCATTCTTAACCAAAGCTATTTTTTTTTCTGTCATAAAACCTTCATTCTCTTTAGGAAATCTTCTATATAGATAATATTTAGTAATACATTCCAATACTCCATCACCTAAAAATTCTAATCTTTCGTTTGATTTTGTATGTAATGGTAAACAATCAATTGGCTGTTCTGTTATAGTAATATTTTCTTGTAAATTATATAATTGAGGTCTTTTAGTATAAGATTTATGAACAAATGCCCTTTTATATAAAGATAAATTAGAAACTTTTCCAGGAATACCATATTTTGTTAGAATAGATTGAACTTGGCTCAATGTAATCTCAACATTATTCGGATTATATGGATTAAATACCAATCCTTCATCAGATTTAATAATATCATCATCATGGCTTATTTTGAATTCTGTCATGTTTAAGAAATATATAATTTAGTATTTAGGTTTATTTCTTAAATATATTAAAAGTAAAAAAAAATATTTAGTGATTATATAATGCCAGTTGGATATATGCAAGGTAGTAAAAAAGCTAGAAGCACCCCTTCTATTGCTAATAACACAAACATTTACGGAATCATGGG